CTAGGATTAATTTTATCCTCTACTATTGAGCCATCAAAAACCTTTGTCACTTTTTCCTCCTTCCGATTACTTGCATTATAAGCTCTATCCCATGCTTCAGGCGGCTCATTATCTATACTTATTTTAATATCTGTTTCAGGAAGATTATCCTGCCACCTACTCATTCTACCTCCAATATTCTTTCAGGATCTTCTTCTAACTGAGAAGTTTCGTCTATCCACTCTTTAGGGATACTATGAGAACTAAACCATCTAAACCCATTAGCTTCAGCCCACTCAGAATGAGTACGCTTGGTTCCATCTTTACGTCTTTTAGCTTGAGGCATAGGAGCTGTAGGTTCAGCAAAAAGAAAGACTAACTCAGTATCTTCAGATAAATACTTCTTAATCCAGGTATATTTACTATACTCAGCATGATCCCAAAACCTTCCTTTAGCTTCTAGTAGGATCTTCTTTCCATCTATATGCCTAATAAAATCAGGGTAATATTTATGATCAACAGTATAATCAAATGTTTCAGAGTGAATACTCCAATCTTTTAATATACTGGTATGAAGAAGATACTCCCAATTAGAATCATATCCTTCCACACTAGATCTATCATTAGGTCTAGGCACTCGTTTTTTTCTATAGCCTTTTTTAAAAGCTATACCATTTCCTCTAGTTTTAGATCTAGATTTATTGGCTGCTTGGCTTTTATTAACTGTTTTAATTTTTTCACCGCCCATTTTTGTGTATAGAAATTAGCTTTCCTTGTAGTGTTATCTACAAAGTAAGGATCTTTTGGCAAGTAGTTAGCCAGCATAGGATCATTAATATCTGCATCATTGTTGGTGTTTCTTACAATCCATGCTTTTAATAAATAATTAGCTGTTCTTCTTAGCTTCTTTGCTTTTTTACCATTCATATATTTCTTCTACTTTAGGTTCTGATTTAACTGTTGCTAGGAATAGTGGGCCTTTAGCATAGTTAAATACTCTAAGGCCTTTACCATCATTAGAATCTTTGTAGCACTCTCTTTTAAACTCACAGTAACCACAGTTCTTGTTAATTTTTTCATTACCTTTTTTACCTTCAGGCTCTGTAGGGAAGCACTTGTCAGGAAGTATTTCACCGTCTAACCAATTCTTTACACTATCAACCATCATAGGTACATCTGGTTTATCAAAGTCATCTGGTTTATAAGTACAAAGCTCTCCGCTTTCTTTATCTATTACTAAGAAATAACTATCATTAGTTTTTTCAGCGTGTTCGTAAGCTGATAGTTGAGAGATGTAGCCAAATGGATCGTCTTCAGTAAGTAATCCTTTACTAAATTTATTAAAAGCAAATTTAGAAGCTGACTTTATATCTACTACTGTGCCATTAATCTTGCAATCTAAGTGACCTTTAATACCATTTATCTGTACTTCTTTTTGTTGATCAGTTACTTTATTGCCTGACAACTTAACTAGGAATACAACTAGACTTTCTAATATATGACCATAAAGAAATTTAAGACTAAGAGAAGGCGAGATAGGTTCATTTTGATTTGGTTTTCTTTTTTCAAACCATAGCTTTCTAAGAGGCTTTCCAATATTAGATACTCTTAACTGAAAACCTGTTTGTGGTTTAGACTTACTCCAATCTCTTAAAGCTTGCTTTACTTCTTCTCCAAACTCTTCAATTAACTCTTCTGATATATCTACCTTACCTAGAGATATACTTTCTAAAGCTTTATTTATATCTTCAATTATATTATTCATTAGTGCGTTTCACTCCAATTAAGACCCACCTTATATTCTCCATCAAGAGGACAGTTCAAGGATAACCTTACTCCTGATTCCCTAATTGCTTTAACTCCAAGATCTCCTACTTCTTCAGCATGGTTCTTATATGCTTCTACTTGCCACTCATCATGAACATTAGCTACTACACTAGCATCCAAGTTTGATATTAACTTACTAAAACAAACTAGTGCTTCTTTCATTACTATTGATCCTGCACTTTGTAGTAATGTATTTAAAGCACTGTATTCGTTTCTTATTATTAATGTCCTGCCATCTAAACCCTTAATTCTTCCTTTTGAAGCTTCTCTTTCAACTCTATTTCTAAGATGCTTGAATGATGGGAGATTAGCGATAAATGATTCTCTAAGCTTCTTACCAGTTCGTTTAGATCCTTTTGCCACTGATCCAAGTTTTTCATCTCCTGCTCCGTAGATGAGTGCATAGATGAAAGTTTTTGCCTGATCTCTAGATTCAAGTCCTGCAAGCTTTTGATTAGCGGTGTGTATGTCTCCATTAATGATTTCATTTGTATACTCCTTATCATTCATATAATGAGCTAACATTCTTAACTCAAGTCCTGATGCGTCTATTCCTACTAACTTATAGTTCTTAGGAACTATCCAACATGCTCTACAATCTGAACCATATACAGAAGAGACACTAGGTACTTGGGCCATGTTTGGCCCTCTATGTGTCATACGTCCTGTAATGGTTCCATTAGGATTAACATAGCCTCTAACTCTATTATCTTTAGGATCTAACTCATCTAGCCAACTTTTAATCTGAGCTATTCTTTTTTGCAGCATTAAATAGTTTGCTAATAGATTAGCTTGTGGGATACCTTCAATCTTAGATAAGATACCTTCATCTACTTTTGGCTGACCTGTAGGCGTAAACTCTTCTGGCTGCCATCCTAAATCTTGTAAGTAGATGCCTATTTGTTTTCTAGAGCCTGGATTAAATTCTTCGATATTAAATCTAACAACCTTATTATTTTGTTTCATAGTTGCAAATTCATGATTAGATAATCGAACACCTTTTCCATCTTTGGTAGTACCAGTTTTAAGAAGAGTACCTTTAGAATTGTACTTAGGAGATATTTCTATTACTTCTGTCTTAGCTTGGAAGTCTTTCTGAATATCGTTTTTATTATTTTCTAGCTCAGAAGTTAGTTTAGAAAGTAGCTGCATACCATGTTGAAAATCAAATAAGAATCCATGATCTCTTTGATTATTTATTAGTACAGCAATCTCATGCTCTAGTTCAATAGACTTAGTAGAAAAGTTTTTTCCTTCAGATTTTAGATGCTGATAGATCTTATAGTTAAGAGATACATCTCTTTCACAATACTCTAGCATCTTAATAGAGAAGGTAGAGTATTCCTCAAAGTCTATCTTTGGGTATTTGAGTTTATATCCCCAGGCTTCAAGGCTATGACCTTCTTCTCTAATGGGATTAAACAGTCTGGATAATACTAAAGTATCTACTAGTTTTTTATTATATAGATCAACGCCAGTAAGTTTCTTAACTACTGGAATATCAAAGCCTAGAATATTGTGACCAATTAACTTGTCTGCTTCTTTTAGCATCTTGAGGCCTTCATGTATTTCTGAAGGGCCATAAGTAAATTGTTCTTCTGTATCAGTATTTAATAAAGATATACACCATATTCTAGTAGCTTTGATATCGTCTGTTTCTATGTCGAAAACATACGACTTCATAGCCTCCACCTTTACCAAGGTATATCATCATGCTCATCTTGACTTTCCTCATACTCAGTAAAAGGATCATCTTCTTTGTCAAGTATCTCAGATAATCTACCTGAGTCTACATTGTATTGTAGATGAGTAGCAATACCTACTTCACCTGTATATCTAGACTTTAGAACTCTAAGCCTAGTCTTCTGAGCTTCATCTTCATCCTGAGACTGTTGATTACGCTCTAATGCAATCACACAATCTGAGATCTGAGCTATACCACCTGATCCTCTTAGATGAGATAAGTTTACTTGTGCGCCATTCTCATGACCTTGATTGCCCTCTAGCCTTCTAAGATGAGATACAAGTAACAGTCCTGCACCTGTCTTCTCTACTATCTTTCTTAGCTCAGTCATAATCTTATCTATGAGTGATCGCTCGTTCTTATCATCAGATGCAGCCACAATCATCTGTAGATGATCTACTACTATCCACTTACAGTTGCATCCTACAATCATGTAATTAATTTTAGATAAGATCTCATCAAAGTTACTAGCTCCAAAGTGGGCATGTATCCATAACCTATCTTGATTATCACCACCTAATACTTTGTTAGATAGCTCTATGTATTTATCTTTACCATAGGCTTCTCGTATATCATCAATGTATAATCTCTGATTAGCCTCGATAGATAAGATACCATCTGCAGTACGCTCCCAGCTCTCCTCTAGCGCAACAATACCTATGTTGTCCTGAGTCTTAGTAAGTAAGTGATACTCTAGCTCTCTTACTACAGAAGACTTACCTAGACCAGTACCACCTGTAAAGGTAACTAACTCTCCTTGTCTCAGACCAATAAGCTTTTTATTAAGTCCCTGCCAAGGATAGGGTACAGAGGGCTTCTGTTCCCTTGTACTAAGACTTGAGATCTTATTTGATAGATTGATAACCCCCGATGGTGTGTAGGTTTGAGCCGCCCAGAAAGCTTTGCTAAACTCAGCCCCTTTACCTGCCTGTAACATCTCATTAGCATCTTTGTACTCATCTGGAAGTATGACTATCCTAGCCTTACCTGCAATCAAATCAGCTACCTTTCTAGCAGCTTCTTTTGCTTTAGGTTCATTGTCATAACAAATAAATACTTCTTTAAATGAATCAATAAACTCAAGATTAGCTTTGATTTCGTTCAAAGACTGTACGCCATTGTTCACAGATACTGCAGCATACTTGCTTCCTTGCATCTGATAGATAGCCATAGCATCACACTCACCTTCAGTAATAGTAAGTATAGGCCCACCACCTTGTAACAACTGCTGACCAAATAACTTCTTATTATCTGTATCTTTAAGATGTACCCATCTAAAGTCTTTGGTTTCAACCTTGCGAACTTTATAAGATACAATCTCATTGTCCTGGTAGTAGGGATACCAATGTTGTAAAGGATTGCCTTCTGAATCCAATAGACTTTTAACACCATAGAATCTAGCAGTATCAGCAGATAGTCCCCTATCTTTTAATGAATTGAATGAAGCTTTGGATATGTCTAAGTCAGTATTTTTAAGTGTTTGGGTTTTAATATTAGTTACTTTTTCTACTGGCTTAGAAGGTGGGACAGGGGCTTTAGCAGCAAGCCCCATTACATCCTTACCATTTCTCCTGAACTTAGTTGGGTTATCATAATTATTAGCCCAACCTTGGCAAGAGAAACAATAAGAAGATCCATCTTCGTTGAGTCCTGCTGCATCGCTACTATCACAGTCAGGCATAACACAAGGTAATCGTTCTTTTACAAACGCCATAATTAACTCCTCAAGGATTAGAAGTATAAATAATTAATCGGAAGATTCATCAGAATCTGGTTCTTTTTTATCCTCCAACATATCATCAGTAAGAAGAGGTTGAATCTCTTGTATATAGCTAAGTTTAGCTCTACTAAGAGAATCAAACTCATTTTGTAGTACAAGTAATTTGTTTTGATGTTCAACTACTTTAGGCCAAAGAACCTGTGCTGCAGGTGGCATTTTAGCTACAACATAAGTCTTATCTCCAATAGTTAAAGTCTCTTTATTTTCCATACTCTCTCCTTAAAAGTCATCATCATCGGTTTCGTATTCTACTAGGTCAAGAACTTGAACAGCTATGAGTTCTAGTCCTTTATTATCACCAGAAGTCCATTCTTTGTATTTAACTCTAACTTTAGAGCCATTACCTACATTACAATTAAGAGGTTTCCAATTACCTGTATCTTCATCTCTTTCATTGCTTATTAACTTAGGTGCTTCTCTTGTAAATCCTGGCCCTTGAACTTTACGCTTTATAATCAAGGTAGGCTGCTCTGATTCATCACCCCAAGATACAGGCTTGTGTTTAACAACAGAAGAACCAAATCCTCTATCAGTAAACTCTTTTGCTTTCTCTTCGCTGACTACAAGATTAACTGAGTATACAGGTTCAAACTTAGTATTAGGATTTGCAATAGAAGCCCACATAGTTAGACCTTCAACAAATCCATATACAGGTTTTTTTGCCTTATCATTTGGCATATTAATGCTCCTTTCTTTTGGGTTAGTAGGAGCTTCTTTATACAAAGGCATATAAGGAAGCTCCCAGATAGAAGCTCTAGAATACTGTACAGTAACTAGAGCTGTCAAGTAGTTTATGATCTGTTAAATTTATCTTCTAAGAAAGCTGGAAACATCTCGAAAATCGTGCTAAAACTGATCTCTTGAGTATCATCTTTAAAGTTCTTTAAAGATTTCTTAGGTTTAAAGTTACTGTTAGGAAAGCTTAGTTCATTACTATCTCCAAACTTTCTATTATGTTTCTTTACAGTAGGGTGGGTTAACACATAATTATAAAAGGACATCTTAACAGTATCATTTGGAATGTCTGTTTGTAGTGTCCAAAACATGTGAACCCATATCTCTTTCTGATCTAATAACTCTATCGTTATCTTCTCATTCTGAGGAAAGTCCATTACAGCATCTAACTGTGCTTTCATAATTGCTCCTTGTTAAAAAAGAAACCCCCTCCAAACTGCAGAGGGGGAATAGGGGGATTAAGCTGCTAATGAAAATGTATTCTTAACAACTTCTATTACTTTATTGGATCTGTCATTTCTAAGGTTAGCCATATTATTAGCTTCAACCTGCTTACCCTTTTTAGATTGAGGGCCATGAGATGACCAATCAGTAAGAGTATTGTAAGCAGCCCAATAATTAGATCCTAATACAGGCTTGTAACGGGTAAGCCATGTTTTTTCAAACATATACATTAGAGCTGTATTACTATATACAGGAGCCTCTAAAGTTAGCTGGCTAGGTACAATACCTGCAAACCCATGTTCATTTCTGTAGTCGGCTACATATTTACAGTTTGCTGCTTTAGCGAACATAAGAAAAGCTTCAGCATCTGTAATGGGTGTATTAGACCACTTGTGCCACAGGTCAACCTCTTGACTAAATATATCTATAGAGCCAGCTATAAGCTTATAACCTTTATCTATATCAAGTCTTTGGTTGTGTCGGTGCTTGTAAAGCATTGATGCTCCAGATACAAAGATCTGATTGTTCTGACAAGCTGACTGATTAGCTCCACAAGATAAACTAACAGGCCAGATACCATTTAAGGAGCTGAGTCCTAAGAAGGTAAGGCAAGCTGTATCTCCACCTGGAGTCTTCATTATCTCATTGGGGAGCGTATGCTTAACAAAACACTTCTCACCATTACCGCCTACCGAAATAACTTCTTCTAAACCATCTAGATTAAGACCAGAGGAGCGAATAACCTCACGTTGATTATCAATCATAGTCCGATAGTTAAGCTGCCTGAGATCAGTTGTGTAGTTTCTGCCATGTATCCCTAACTCAGCTCCATTATCAGTTCTATAAAGAACGTGCTTATTGGAATAGTGAGTTTCATACTCAGTATCTAAATAAGTTAGAGGGCTTCTTGCCACATCAAAGTCAGCATCGCCATAGCCAGTAGGGAATGGATCATTACGATCCAAAGAAATAGTTGTAGTTTTGTTTGGAAAATCAAGAATAATACTACTCATTATTTGTCTCCTAAGTTTTTGCTTTTAAATTTAATGTAAAGCCCTGTAAAGTTTTTCTCTTTATCAAGTACTTTACTTATAGAAATTGAGTGATCAGTAGTAATCTTTCTAGCAAATCGAACACAATTACTCCTAATAGCATTAGTTGCAAGACTAATATCTAATGGACTTGGAAAAGGATTATCGTGCTGTCTATTTTTAAAGACTCTTTCTTTATCTAAAAAGATTGCATCATCTTTTATATTGCTCTCATTAAATAATACTACCAGCATATTTTCTAAATCTTTAGCTACACTTGGTAGATCATTAATAGGAGCATTTTTAACTATTTTTATTTCCATATTGTCTCCTTCATTTGTTCATCTCTAAACTTAGTGTATGTTCTAAGTCCATCATTGGTTAAAAACATTACTGATATATGTTTGTCGTCCACCTCCTTAGTTATATAGCCTGATTTATCTTTATACATATCTCCATAAAACTTACTACTTATAAACTTTTCCCACATCTTTTTAGGTATGTGGTCTGTATCTACTGATCCAAAAAGATCAGATTGTGATGGTGCAGTAGGGGGAATATCTCTTTTAGTTTTATAATATTTCCCTGTCATTTCTTCTCCACCTCGTATGTTTTAAATACTTTTTCATTAGAGTCATACACCCTAATCTCTTCTACCTTTCCATACTCCTGTTTACTATCAGGTCTATAGTACCTATAAGACTGATCTGTATGGTCGTAGAATTGATAGAACCCATCACCTGCATACTCAACCTCGTAATACTTGCCAGTTGCTCTATCATAAACTTCTTTATCAATATGATTGTGAGATGATACATTACTTGACAGTATACTACAAGTAATTAGTAGTAAAACCTGTATACCATTACCCGAACTTTTATTCATATCCTGTACTCCTTTGATTAATTAATAGAAGGGTGCGGTAGATAACAATAACTAATATGCACTATAGACTAGGATAGCTATTGTTTTTGGATAAGGACACTACCGCTTGCCCTTTGGAGTCCTCCTAGCCTATGCTTCTGAGTATCTTTCTGCTAACTCTTCAGCCCTAGAACCTTCATAGTGTTCTATTGCAGAGTCATGCATCTCCCAATACTCTGATATACCAGTAAACTGATCTATCTCATTGAGGTGGTGATAGTCTTTAGTCTCTACCATAAATCCAGGATTATAGTCACCGAATAACCCTGTAATAGGATTAACAAAGCGATAGCCTCGTACACATATTTCAAAGTCTACCTCTGCATCTTCTGGATCTCTGGTAGCTGATACCCATTTAGTTTCATAAGTCCATTCAACCCATACTGTAAAGTCTGCATCAGGTGCTGTCATATTTTGAAAGGCTATCTGAGCTTTCCACTTATCAGGAATAATACTTTTAGAAAGATCTGGTTGAGGCTCCCAAGTAATTAGTTTTTGAAAAGCCTCTTGATTAACTTGCTTTGGTACAGGTAAGTCTCCACTATTCATTACTGTTTCCTCAGTTTACGTTCAAATATTTCACGAATGGCATCTACATCTTCCATATCATTACCATATATTTGCCACTCATGATCTTTAATGGTACTCGTTACCTTGTATCTGTTATTAGGAGCAAACAGTACAAACTTCCTTTCCCAATGATCAATATGCTCATCGGCATGATCAAGCATAATGTCTAGCTCCCAATACATCTGGTAATCTGCATCAGGCCTACCATCATGGTAAGTAGGCTCACCAAACAGATCAATTACATCACAGTAAGGTAGCTCCTTAATAAAACCCAAGGTGCGTTGTTGTCTATTAAAGGCTTCGTTCTTTTCTCGCCACTTGAGATAGAGAGTTACTCCAGGTTCTGATACTTCATATCTCAATACTCGATTACGTACTTGGTTACCATTTGCATCTGTATGTGTATCCATGCTATCTCCTGTTAGCTTTTAGTAAATCATCAAAGGAAGGGGTATACATCTCAATCGTATATCCCATTTCATCTCTTAGCTTTTTAGCTTGAGTAAGATTTAAGGTAGCTCGACTCATAAGTTCGCATACCATTTCTGCTGCTTCATTTATGGGATAAAGTAATTCTTCTCCAAATGTAACCTTACATTGTAAGATTAGTTTTTTGCTATCGTTCATGCGACCTCCTTAGATGATTTACTGAACAGTGGGAAACGAATGTAATTTAAACTAATGAATTCTTCGTTAAGATTGATTGAGACATTATCAGATGACCACAATAGATCGTGGCTCGTTATACTCTCTCTAGAGAAATACCATGCGTTATGAGACTGATACAGTCTTAGACTAGGTACAAACTCTTGTAACAAAGCATTGATTCTTCTCTTGGTAGTGGCTGTTTTCCACTCATCTTCTTCAACGCATTGTTTAGAAAAGATTATCCAAGGCCCAATAATCCTGGCAATATCATTTCCAAATAAGTAAACAGAAGCTGCTTTATTCCCCTTTATTTTTACTTCTGTATTATCTTTGAAGAAAGGCACTCTATTTCTGACTGCCTTATTCATTTCTAAATCAATTTTTCTTAGCATATAAGACTCCTAATGGGGGCATAAAGCCCCCACGATTAAAGGGTTAAAGTAATTAGATTAAGTCGTCAACGAGATCATCAACACTAAAATCATCGGCAAGTTGTTCTGCCATTTCTTTTAGTTTAGCTTCTGCAGCTTCTTGAACTTTATCTTCGAGAGCATCTTTCATCTCTTCTCTGATTCGTTCTTCTACAGAAGTATTACCTTCTAAATAATCATTTACTTTCTCTTCAACATCAATAGATGTTATGGCTTCTTCTGCGATATCACGTATGCTTATAGACATATAGTCTCCTTTGGTTAGTTTAGTAAAGTGTGATTGTGTTGTTGGTAAGGAAAGCAGTAAATCCGTATGTCCTTATCACTTGAATAAAGTTAAGGCCATACAAATACTGCTCGTAAAGATGATTACTATTACCAATCAGCTTAGTCGCTGTCTGGAATAAACCACCTGTGTTCGTTTCATACTTCCAATCATAAGAAAAATCTTCTGCTGCAAAGTAACCTACCTGCCTCTCAAGCAAATGCTCTGCCTTGATTACAAGCTGATTACCTGCAATATGATTCTTCCAATGATCGAAAGACCCGACAGTATCGGCAACGTCCTTGGGCTGATGCCCTTTCATTGCCCTAGCTCCTGCCACATGAGCCTCTCTCAGGACTCGCTGAATATCTTGCATATTAACTCCCATTAATAGAATGATTGATGCCACCTTATAGGTAGCTCCCCGACTTGACCCTAGCTAAAAAAGTCTTTCTTACGAAGTAAGAACAAGAAAGACTTTTTTAGCTAATCACTAATCTCTCCTAGTTTGCCCTCCGCTTCCGTATTACTTGACAGTTAGTGTACATTACTTGACAGCTTAGTACAACTAATTGTTTGTAGAGGAACATTAACTGTTCCCCATAACTAAAGCAACCAAACTCTAATGCAGGAACATCAGTGTTATAGTTTTCTAATTTAATCTTAAATGTCTCCATAGCTTTTCTCCATAAGTTATTGATTCAACTAATGATTCTGATTCTACCCTTACCGCCCTGGCCCTTAGTTTCTCTCTAGGCTTTGGAATAATCTAACTATCTTCCTCGCCTCGACCTCTGGGGGGTTTTTCAAGCAGGCCCTCACAAAAAAGGGGCTGTGAAGAAAAACCCCAACAAACAACACACACCTAGCTACAAGCACTATCTGTGAGATTAATATAGATAGTTAAAAACTAATTAGTCTCCTGGTGATATACGAGATACTAAGTATTTGTTAAGTAGCTTGTAGGTTAAATATATTTATTACTTACTTAGCGTATAAGACCAAGAGACTAATTAGCTTTTAACATTAGCTGTTACTGGAGAATAAAAAAAAGCCTAGATCGCTCTAGGCTTTAAAGAAAGGCTTCAGCTTTACTTAGTAAGTGCGGCTACTAAAGCATTAATAGCTGCTACCACTTCAGGATTAAGCTGCTGATTGCTTGATACCTCTGCAGCGGGAGCTGCTGCTGGAGTTGGCTTTTTAGGCTTAATCTTAGGGGGGTTAGCGAAGAGTGCCTCCATAGGCTGAATAAGATGAGGAAACGCCTTCTTAGCTGCTGTGAGGCTCTTGCACTCTTGGGCTTTATCAAGATCCAAAGTGCAGTATTGCTTCTGCTCCTCTTTGTATTCCTTAACCATAACGTCAAAGCCAGCTCTCATGACTTTGTGATAAAGCGGCCCAGAAGCCTCTTCCGTAGTAATGAGACTAGCAAGCGTATAACAAAGACGATATCTCTGAGCTTGGGAAAGGACTGTAAGGTATTGAACTTGTGGTTTTGCTTTTGGCATATCTAAAACTCCATTTATGAATTTACAAGAGATCTTGTGACCCCTCGCCTTCAGCGACCACTCCGTGGCTTGGGGGTTACAATCTCGAAGGAAATTCGTAAATGGTTTAGTTTTAGTAATGCTAAATGCGGAACCTACAAGTTCTGCCTTATGGGCCTTTTTCAAGCTCATAGATATCAAGCAAATGGTATACGCTTGTGACGGCTCGTTAATACGCAAGATGCTGATATATAAGCTTTATCTCAGAGGCATTAGTGCTGCATAAATAGTTATGGTTAAGGAATTCAAAGTGTCAATGAGACTAATTAATTTGGATATAGAGAAAGCCCATTAGTGCAATCACAGTAGCTAAGAAGCTACCTCATTGTTTTAGACTGTGGAGGGAGTCTTCCGAATAAGAGTAAGCCTAAAAAGATAGGTTCAGCTTTATAAAGAGGATCAAGTGATCTGCTGATTAATTCTGAAGTGTTAGTCTCATTAATACGAGTAGACTCAATTAGTAATTAAAGCTGAAACTTTATAAGCCTAGAGCGTTCTAGAGCTGCTAGTTTGTTCGGAAGTAACGATTCTCAAACGAAGTAGATCTGGTAGTCCTAGCGTTAATCTAGTTAGTAGAACACTGGTAAGCTGACTATAACGTAACATTAGCGCACTAGGGTAGGTAGGATGCCACCCCCCTAGTAGGGTATATATACTAATTCTCATACATTTCACCAGGAATCTAGTGTCAAGTAGTTTAGGTCGGGTATTCAGAGATATTTAGGTCGGGGTATTTAAGAGAATACTTAAAAGTATCTTTATAGTTCTTTACTGTATATATACAGCCCCCTACGGGCTGTTATTCGATTGTAGTATTGATTTTAGATTTGTCAACCCTTATAGTGCATTTCCATGAAAAAAGAATTAACTACGAAGCAACAAGACTTTCTCAGTCATCTTATAGAATGTAATGGTGATCCTAAAGAAGCTGCTAAGAAAGCAGGATACACAGAGCATTATCAGGTAACAAAAGCACTAAAGACAGAAATAATAGATCTAGCTGAAACAATACTAGCACGTTCTGCTCCACAGGCCGCTTTAAAGATGGTAAACATAATGAATTCTGATGAGCCTATACCTCAAGCTAATATGCGCTTACAGGCAGCTCAATCTATCTTAGATAGGATAGGATTGAGTAAAACAGATAGAATTGATGTAACCCATAAGACTGATCAAGGTCTTTTTATCTTACCTGCAAAGAAGGAGACTGTAATAGATGCAGAGTATCAAGAGGCGTAATGGTAGAGTTCCTTTTGGTTATCAAGAAAATCCAGAAGATAGAACCTTACTAGATCCTATACCTGAACAGCTAGAAGCCCTTGAAGAGATTAAAACAATGGTATCTGAGGGTGTGTTATCTTTACGAGAAGGATCTGCTTGGATTTTACATAAAACAGGCAGAAGTCTTAGCTATCAGGGACTAAAAGATAAAGTAGATGGGATGAATATAACTCATGGCTGATTGGGATGATAATCCTGATTTATACCAAAAAGATGAAAATGGTAATTTTCTGCTTAAAAAAGATGGCACACCTCGTAAAGTAAGAGGAAGGCCTAAAGGTGTTAAAAGTCGTGCTTATCATTTTCATAGTGAAACTAAAGAAAAGATTAGAAAACGTAGAGTTGTCAGAACTAAAGAAAAGAAAATAGAGCAAATAGAAAGAAAACTAAATAAACATAGACAAGCTCTAAAAAAAGCTAAAACTGTTTCTGCACAATTAGATAAAGACAATACTTCTAAAATAATTACAGAAGATGAGTTGTCAAGTATTCCTAAAAGCCTTAAAGATGAGGCTACTACTAATGTTATATTCTCCCCTAATGAAGGCCCACAAACAGAGTTCTTAGCAGCAGGAGAGACAGACGTACTCTATGGTGGAGCAGCAGGAGGAGGGAAGTCCTATGCTATGCTTGTAGATCCATTGCGTTATGCACATAGGGCAGCGCATAGAGCCTTGATTATTAGGCGATCTATGCCAGAACTTAGGGAACTTATTGATAAATCAAGAGAATTATATCCAAAAGCATTTCCAGGCTGTAAATATAGAGAAGTGGAGAAAATGTGGAATTTTCCCTCTGGAGCAAAGATAGAGTTTGGATTCTTAGAAAGAGATGCAGATGTGTATCGTTATCAGGGACAAGCTTATAGTTGGATAGGATTTGATGAGATTACACATTTACCTACAGAGTTTAGCTGGAATTACTTAGCTTCACGACTTAGAACAACAGATTCAGAAATAACCCCTTATATGAGATGTACTGCTAACCCTGGCGGTGTAGGCGCACATTGGGTAAAGAAACGCTATATTGATCCTTGTGTACCTGATACTAGCTTTGAGGGGGCTGATGGTCTAACAAGGAAGTTTATACCTGCTAGATTAGAGGATAATCCTTATTTAGCAGAAGATGGTCGTTATGAACAAATGCTTAAAGCATTACCTGCTACTCAGCGCAAACAATTATTAGAAGGTAATTGGGATGTTAATGAAGGCGCAGCCTTTACAGAGTTTACATTAGAAGAACACGTTATCCCTCCTTTTGAGATACCTATTCATTGGGAAAGACTAAAAGGCATTGACTATGGCTATGCAAGTGAATCTGCTTGTATATGGGCTGCAATAGACCCTAGTGACTCAACATTAATTATATATAGAGAATTATATCGAAAAGGACTAACAGGACAGGACTTAGGATATATGATTACAGAAATGGAAATGCAAGATCCGTTTTCTGTAGCAGGTGTACTTGACACCGCAGCATGGAATAGAACAGGGACTACTGGTCCTACTGTTGGAGAAACACTTGTAAAACAAGGACATAAGCTAAGAAGGGCTGATAAGAATAGAATTCAGGGAAAAATACAGCTACACGAATATCTTAGATTACAACAAACTGGTAGGCCAAGGTTGCAAATATTTAATAATTGTCCTAATCTCATCCGAGAATTACAAAGTATTCCCTTAGATAAGGCGAATCCTGAAGATGTAGATACAAAAGCACAGGATCATGCTTATGATGCTTTAAGATATTTAATTATGTCTAGACCAAGAGTACATGATCCATTATCTCAACTTAGGGATTTACGACTAGAGCAAGCCTATGCACCTGCAGATAGTGTGTTTGGATATTAAAAATGGCTGAAGAAGAAAATAATTTAACAGCAAATGGATTATATTTTAAATCTGTTGAAGATGAGCAAGGGTTAAGTTTAGATCTTGAAGAAAGTTTAAAAAATAATTTAGTTGGATTAGTTCTTGATAGGTATGAAAGTGCTGTATCTGCTAGAGATAGCGATGAGCAAAGATGGATAGCAGCTTATCAAAACTATAGAGGTCTTTATAATAAAGAGGTTCGTTTTAGAGAATCTGAAAAATCAAGAGTTTTTGTAAAAGTAACTAAGACTAAAGTGCTTGCTGCTTTTGGTCAGTTAGTTGATGTTGTATTTGGAGCAAATAAGTTTCCTATAGGTATTTCTGAGACAAAAGTACCTGAAGGAGCTGCTTCAATAGCTCACCTAGATAATCAAAATCCTAATCCTGGTATTGAAACTTCTACTATTGAAAATAGAGATAATCCTTTTGATGTAGGTTATGAAGGTGATGGTAAAGTTCTTAAAGCAGGAGCTACATTTGGTAGTGGTAAGTTTGATACTGTTCCTATTGAAAAACAACTTGAAGACTCTTTAGTTGAAGGAGCAAACCCTGATCCTCAAGTTTTTCAAGTTTCTCCTGCACAAGAAGCTGCAAGGAGAATGGAAAAGCTAGTACATGATCAGATTGAAGAATCTAATGGTTCTAGTGAGATACGTAACTCTTTGTTTGAATCAGCTTTATTTGGAACAGGTGTTGTAAAAGGGCCATTTAATTTTAATAAAAGATTAAATAAATGGAATCAAGATTCAGATGGTAAAAGGAATTATAGCCCTATAGATGTAAGGGTTCCTAGAATAGAGTTTGTATCTATATGGGATTTTTTTCCTGATCCTGCTGCAACTAACATAGATGAATGTGAGTTTGTTTTTCATCGCCATAAGATGAATAAGACTAAAGTTAGGTCTTTAGCTCGTATGCCTTATTTTGATAAGGATGCAATCCGTGAGGCTCTTAACATGGGGCCAAACTATGAAAGAAGAGATTATGAAACTGCTTTAGAAGATGATTCTAGATCAGAAGATTATGGTGCAGCACAATATGAAGTTATTGAGTATTGGGGCGTTATGGATGCCGAATATGCTCGACAAGTTGGTATGGAACTAAGTGAAGATGTAGATGATCTTGATGAAGTCCAGATTAATGCTTGGATTTGTAACGATCAATTACTAAGAGTTGTTATTAATCCTTTTACACCATTTAGATTGCCTTATCATGCTTTTCCTTATGAAAGAAACCCTTATAGTTTTTTTGGTATAGGGGTGGCTGAGAACATGGAAGATTCTCAAAATATTATGAATGGTCATGCACGTATGGCTATTGATAATCTTGCTTTATCAGGTTCTCTTGTATTTGATGTAGATGAGACTGCTTTAGTAGGTGGTCAGACAATGGAGATATATCCTGGCAAAATCTTTAGAAGACAAGCTGGCGTTCCAGGCCAAGCCATTAATGGATTAAAGTTTCCTAATACTTCTACTGAAAATATGATGATGTTTGATAAGTTTAGACAACTTGCAGACGAACAAACAGGTATTCCTAGTTACTCACATGGCATGACAGGCGTACAGAGTATGACTCGTACTG